GTAAAAAGAGTTAGTCGTTTTGACTTGGCAAAAGTACTAAAAAGATATGAAACTTACAAACAAAGCGAAAGAAAAATTAAAAGATAAGGCTACGATGAGGGCTTTAGAGGATAGTTTAAATGTTACTATTTGGACATTATGCAAGTGGCGTGCTGAAGAGAATACGCGCTTTTATAGGAAATCGGAAGCGGTAAGGGAGAAATTCCTTGAGATTGTAGAACTTACAGAGGAAGAGGCTTTTACTAATTAACAATTAATAATTGAGATATGTTAAGTAGAGTAGAACGATTGAATGAAGATATTAATACACTATTCGCCAATGAGCGTGAGGAGTTATGGCAAATGCAGGGAGTTGTACCGAATACGATAGATTTGATTGCAAGGGCTATTGAGGTGTATGAGTATCGCAAGTTAGCGAAGAGAATGTTGAGTGTTCCTGAAGCGGCGGAGTACTTGGGCGTATCGGACTATATTATTCGCACGTGGATAACTGATGGCACACTAAGGAATGAGAATCTTTCGGGCGGGCGTACATTGATAAGTATGCAGCAATTGGAGGATTTACGCAACAAGGATATAATAAAGGTATTGAGAAAAATGAAACGCAAATAAAAAAAAGCGGCACTATCCCAGCACCGCATTAATGACTTGCAATTTTAAAAATAGTATTAACATTAAAATCACAAAGACAAAATTACGATGGCAAAATTACAACAAATGAGCGAAACTACCAAACAAAATAGCCAAATTCTTCTGCAAGGGGGCTATGTAACCTACGAGGGCAAACGCTATAATGAGTGTGCGCCTTTTGAACAAGCAGCGTTTAACATCGCTTTAGGCGATAAGAAACCCGCTGAAAAAGACTTTGAAAACTTACTGCAAGGTCTTGTATCACCCTTATTACTTCAACATACTATGAATGAAGATGATTACATTTCCAAACCTATTTTTGACAAACTAAAAGCGGCTTTGCGCCCTGAAAAAGATAACGACCACGAGGGGTGGTGGCATTTAAAAGCTAATTGCGGCTGCTACACTATGCGCCTATCAGGTTGCTATAATAAGGGTGTTTTAAGCGTTGAATCTGAACTCTATAAGAGAGTTGGTAAACATACAGTATACTATGACCTTACCAATGAACAATGGGCTGAAGCACAAGATGAATTAGAGAGGGAGTACGAAAGACTTGTGAAAGAGTATAGAATTGACGAGCGCAACCGCTACTATGAGAGTTTATCACACGATTGGCATCAGTTTATTTAACCTTTAAAATCTTACAACTATGAAAGAGCAAATCACAACCTTAGAATTAGATAAGTGCTACCGAGTGAAGTATGAGAGTATTAGCTGGTGTATTAGAGTTTATGAAGAGTTTTTGTTTGGTAAATACTCATCATTAACAGCAATAAGAGTAGATAATTCGGGTATTAATACCAGAGAATTACTAATGTCTGATTCATACCAAGATAGCAAGTATAACGTGCAAGAGATTAGCAATAGTGAATTTATGCACGAGTTTCGCACCAAGCGTAATGAGATAAACAAATTGATTAGAAAAATCTCCAATTAATCTATACATTGAAAAGTAATAACCTAAAAAATAAAGAAAATGAACAATATTGATTTTAATTTAGCTGAAGAATTTCTTACTGAATTTCTTTACAACGAAACGACTTTTAATGAATTTGAAAGCATTCTACAAATCGACAAAGTAGAAAAAACATTAACAAGCATAATCGTACATTACACCACAAGCACCGATGGGCACGAATACGATAGTGAAAGAGAGTATGAAACAAACTATCTTCAACTATTAGGATGGTTGTACAAAAAATTAAGCAAAAAGTAATAACCTAAAAACAAATAAATATGAGTTTAATTAAGAAAGCAAATGAATTAACAATTCAGACGAAAATCAAAGCCCTAATCTATGGGCAGGCAGGTACGGGAAAGACTACCCTTGCACTATCAGCACCAAAGCCGCTACTTTTTGACTTTGACAATGGGGTACACCGTGTGAATTTCGCACACTTGCAAGATGTGGACACTGTACAGATACGTTCCTATCAAGATTTTTTGGACGTACTTAACAATGAAAACCTTGCACCTTATGAAACCTTTGTTATTGATACTGGGGGCAAAATGTTAGACTTTATGGGCGAGTATATCATTAAGAACAATCCTAAAATGGGGCGTGCTAATGGTATGCTAACACTACAAGGCTTTGGAGAGCGAAAAATGATGTTTTCAGCACTTGTAAAACGTATTAGCATAATGAATAAGCACGTGGTATTTGTTGCTCATAGAGAAACAAAAACAGAGGGCGACGATACTCGTTACATTCCTCAATTTGGAGGGACAAACTATGACAACCTTGTAACAGAGTTAGACCTTGTAGGGTATGTAGAGGCGCAAGGGCGTGAACGTACAATCACCTTTGACCCTACCTCACGAAATGATGGTAAGAACTCGTGCAACTTACCTCCATTGTTCAAGATACCTACTATCATTGACGAGCAGGGTAACCCTACTGCGCCTAACGACTTTTTCACAACGCACGTAATTGAGGCGTACAATGCGCGATTGGAACAGCATCGCAAGGCTAATGAAGCATACCAAAAGCTCATTAAAGAGATAGAGGATAATATAGCGGTAATAACTGATATAGATAGCCTTAATGAGACCGCTATGCGCTTACAAGAATGGCAGCATATAGGCAACTCTAAGATAGTAGCGGGGCGCAAACTCAATGAGAAAGCAGCGACTTTGAATGCGAAGTTTAACAAAGAAAGCAAGCAATATGAAGCAGTATAACATATATCCTACCTTGTTGGATAGTTTTACTAACTATCTTAATTCATCGGTAATCTATCAGCAGTTTTGGGGCTCATCTGAAGCCCCAACGCTGACAGAGGAAGAATACGAGCGACAATCCTTTCAAGAACTCATTAACCGCATTAATAGAGTGCCTTTTGAAAGTGAAGCAGCTGACAAGGGTACAGCATTCAATGAGGTTGTTGATTGCATAGTTGAGGGTCGCAAAAGTACTAAGATAGATATTCACAGCGAAGGCGATTTGATAACAGCGGTAATTAATGGCAGGCAATTCGTATTTTCAAAGGAACTTGCTAAGAGCATAGCAACACCTTTGAAAGAGGAAAATGCACTTACTCAATACCGAGTTGAAGGTACTATCAGCACTCAATATGGTGAAGTATTTTTGTATGGCTATTTAGACTATTTGCTGCCCTTTAAGGTGGTAGACTTAAAGACAACGGGCAAATACAATGCTTTCAAGTATCGCAATAACTGGCAACACGTTGTATATCCTTACTGCTTAAATCAGCAAGGTATTGAGATAACCGATTTTGAGTATTTGGTTACCGATTTTAAGGGGGTATATAAGGAGGATTATACTTATATGCCTAAGTTGGATATACCACGATTAAGGGATATATGCGAACGTTTTATTGAGTTTTTGGAGTGTAACCGAGAACTCATTACTGACAAGAAAATATTTAATGAACAAACTGCGAATGAGTACAAGGACTATCTTAACCGATAGTATGGAAATCATTATAGTAAAACCGTCAGTCGTGAGGTTTTCGCACCAAAGCGTTTTAGTAACGACTTTTTTTAAAGAACAAAAAGAGCTATTAGAAATCGCAAAACCTTTATTATAATCAATAAATTCAAATAAAAATGAAAAAGTACGTAATTAAATTTGAGCACGTGGAAGAAAGTACTTACACGGCTATTGTAGAAGCAGAAAGCTATGAAGAAGCGATGGATATTTTTGAAGAAAGTCCGTTTGACTATCTTGAAGATGAAGAACCTGATAGTGTACAAGGACTCACTTATCACGTTAGCGAAGTAACTGAAGATGGTAAGTTTGTTTATAGAAATTCAAAGAATTTAGTAGCTATGTATCAATAATTTTGTAGGGGGTAGTAACTCCTATTGCTACCCCCTATATTAAAAACAACAATAATAATGGAAATACAAGGACGAATTAAAACAATATTTGCCACCGAAACAGTAGGGCAAAACGGCTTTCAAAAGCGTGATTTAGTTATCACAACGGAGGAGCAATACCCTAATGATATTATCATTCAGTTCACACATAGCAAGTGCGCATTGTTGGATAACTTGCAAATAGGGCAGAGAGTAAAAGTACACTTTTACTTGCTAGGGCGCGAATGGACAAGTCCACAAGGTGAGGTTAAGTACTTCAATACGGTATTAGGTTGGAAAATAGAACTTATTCAAACCACGAATGTAGCGCAGCCTCAATACCAGCAAGCCTCACAAGGTTATCAGCAACATCCCCAAGGTTACCAACAGCAACCGCAATACGCACCGCCCCAACAAGCACAAGCGTACCCGCCACAAGGGCAACCGCAATACCAGCAGGGGCAAATGTTTAACCAGTACGGACAATGAAAAAGATAACAATTCCGAGCAACGTAAAAAACGGCAAATTGGTGCAAAATCGCAATCTTATACAAAATGCTATAGCCTCATTTGAGGATACGAATATCAACATCACCATTGAGAGGCGAAGCAAAAAACGAAGCGTACAGCAAAATGCATTCTATTGGGGTGTTTGGATACCCATCATTCAGCAGGCTATCAATGATACTTGGGGCGAGTTTTACCCTCCTAATGAGGTTCATAATGTACTGAAAGCCTTGTGTAATTATGAGGAGCGTCCTAACCCTGCTACTGGTGAGATACAACGAGTACCAGTGAGTAGCACCAAGTTAAGCACCTACGAATGGGAAAAGGAATTTAAACAACAAGTAAGGCAGATGTGTATGGATAATTTCAATCTTGATTTGCCTGAACCTGATAATGAGGAATAAGCAAGTTTTTCCACCTGTTAAGCAAGGAAAAAAAACAAGTTGTAAAACACTGAATATCAAAGTGAAGATATAAATAAGCAAGTTTTAAAGTAAAATAAGCAATGAAAAAACGAATGAAAATGTTTGATAGTTTTAAAAATAGTCGTACATTTGCACCATACTTCGCCAAAGTATGTTTTAGTTCTATTTCAGTATTAGCATTTTTTAATGTCAATACTGCAACAGCTAATGTTGCAAATATTATAGGCTATCATAACCCTGCGGTTTGCTATACTGAAAAGAATAGTAAATGTACTTTGGCGAGTAAAGGGGGCGATAGCCTTTCCTATTTTATTACTAATAAATATTTTCATTCGCAAATGCCAAAGTACGATGAAAATGTTAATGCAATGAATAATAGTAATTGCATAGACACGCCTTGCAGTGCGAAAACTGCCCACACTTCACTTTTAGAAATCCTACCGAAAGTAGAACATATCGGAATGGATTTGGAGGGTAAAATCTACAATCTTACCCAAACGAAAAATCACCTATTAGACCTTTTTAATGAGGTAATGGACAAGTTGCCTGAAAGTAGGGTAAAGGATAGCCTATACTCTATTTTGTGGCAAATACAGACTATTGACGACTGCATCGCAGGCTGTCTAACCGCTGACGACTTCACGAATTTGGATAACTTCATTTTCTTCTCAAAGGAATTACTAACATCTAAAATTATTTAATTATGTACGAAATAACAAATACTAATTATCAACCTATGCAAGAGTTGATTAAAATCACTGAACAAAATGGCAAACGTGCTGTATCTGCAAGAGAGTTGCATACATTTTTAGAAGTTGAAACGAGATTTGATATTTGGTGTAGCCGTATGTTTGATTATGGTTTTGCCGAAAACATTGATTATCAACATTTGTACAAAAATGTACAATTGCCAAATGGTGCTATAAGGAAAGTTTTAGACGACTACGCCCTCACTCTTGATTGCGCCAAAGAAATTTCAATGTTGCAACGTTCTGAAAAGGGCAAAATGGCACGGCAGTATTTTATTGAGTGCGAAAAGCAGTTAAGAGCAAAAGAACAAGCACACCAACAAATTCCTCAATCATTTTCAGAAGCATTGCGATTAGCAGCTGAACAAGCCGAGAAGATAGAAGCCCAACAAAAGCAACTGCAAGCGCAAGCGCCTAAGGTATTATTTGCCGATGCTGTCAGTGCCTCAAAAACATCTATACTGATAGGCGAACTTGCTAAAATCATCAAGCAAAATGGAGTGGAAATGGGGCAAAATAGGCTGTTTGAGTGGTTACGCTCTAACGGCTACCTTATCACACGACAAGGCACTGACTACAATATGCCTACACAAAAAGCAATGGAATTAGGATTGTTTGAAATCAAAGAAACAAGTATCACCCATTCAGACGGGCATATTACAGTGAATAAAACACCAAAAGTAACTGGCAAAGGGCAAACCTATTTTATTAATAAATTCCTTAACACAAAATAAGAAACGTTGTAGTTTTATCCATTGTGTACCCCGATAGGCAAGCACTCACGTTCGAGCCGTGAGCGGGGGCAAAGATTAAAAATATAAAGTAAATGAATATTTATGATAAAAAGATAAGAACTATAAAGTTCAGAGGTAAAACTCCACAAGGGAAATGGGTATACGGATATTATCTCATACGAGAAGAAGAAAGTCCAGTTATTGAGACGTCAATACCTTATACAATTCATTACATTATAGATTATGCTGATTTCAAAGGATTAAATGAAAATGAAATATTACCTGAAACGTTAGGACAATTTTCTGGAGTATACACTATAGGAAACAAAGAAATCTACGAGGGTGATATTATCAAATTCTATAATAAAATGTGGGAAGTAGTATGTGATTATGAAGATGCCCATTCATTCTATTTAAGAACTATTAGAGACCCTTATATAGCAGAGAATATGAGTAAATTTACAAGGGGAGAAGTAATCGGAAACATTCACGACAACCCTGAATTACTAAAACAATAATTAACAACCCGATTTGAGAGGAGATTGAGTGCGCATAAATCTTTTTTTAAATCTCTAATTTCAAATCAAAAAAGCTAATGAACAATATACAATTATACAACGCCGATAACTTAGAGGTAATGGCAACCCTTGCTGATGAGAGTATTGATGTAATTTGCATCGACCCTCCGTACTTATACCTCAAAAACCAAAAGCTGGAACGCCCTTTTGACGAACCCAAATTCTTTGCTGAATGCAAACGCCTTCTTACTAAAAAAGGCTTTATCGTAATGTTTGGGCGCGGCACTTCCTTTTACCGTTGGAATACCATATTAGACGGCTTAGGCTTTGTGTTTAAAGAGGAAGTAATTTGGGATAAAAGTTATGTGTCAAGTCCGCTAATGCCTATATCTCGCATACACGAAACTATATCTATCCTTACAAAAAAAGAGGGCGGTATCAATAAGGTGAAAGTACCTTATTTAGAAATGAAAGGGCACGATATAGATAGTATTGTAACAGATATAAAGAGAATGAAATCCGCTCTTAAAAACACAAAGTCCCTTAATGCTGTGATAGAGTTTTTGGAAAATAACAAAGTGCCTACAGATACTCCCGTTAGAACTGATAGGTATAATTGCGATACTTTCACTAAATATAATACGATTGCAACACAAAATAAGCAAACAGGAGACCGTTGTGTGAATGTCATTCAATCTATTCAATACGGATTGAATGAAAAGAGCATCATTAAGGGAAATATTTATGAGTATAATTCTGTAGAAAGAAAGCATAATGAAGAAAATAATGTAGTAGCAAATAAGGGGCTTCAAAATGGAGATCGTTGTGTCTATGTTATGAGTAATATAAGCAATGGTTTAAACGAAAAAACAATCATCAAGCAAGTACGCGACCACTACAACACCATTCACCCAACTCAAAAACCCGTCCGACTATTAGAACGCCTTTTAGCATTGGTTATCCCAAAAGACAAACCCCGCAATGAGATAGTAGTAGCCGACTTCTTTGCAGGAAGTATGAGCTGTATGGAAGCCGTTCATAATATGGGAATGAAAGGTATTGCTACCGAGATTGACCAAGAATACTTTGAAAAAGGCAAACAACGTATTGAGAGTTTACAATTAACCTTATTCTAAATACATCATTCATTTGTCTCCCCTTGTCTTTGGCGAGCGTTATTATTTGGCGTGCCATTGTCCAGAGAGCAAGTTAAGAGCAAGGGGAGTTTTTTAAACAATAAATATGTAACTATGAAAGATACATTTATTCTAAAGACTAAATACGGAAGCGTGGTCAATAAATTGTCCGACAAGCAGGCGGGCGTTCTTTTCAAAATGTTATTCGAATATGTGGAGAATGGGGCAAACGCAGGCTCAACAGATGAGAAAGTTGAAATGGCTTTTGAGTTTATCAAATTAGATTTAGATGCGTTTTCAGAGAGTTATCAAAAGAAATTAGCGGTTAATAAAGAGAATGGGAAAAAAGGAGGTAATCCGAATTTTGTGAAGGGAAAATCTAATCCTTATTATGAGAAAAAAGATAACCCAAACATAACCGAAGATAACCCAACATTACCAAACATAACCGAAGATAACCCTAATGATAATGATAATGATTATAATATAAACAAACAAACAAACACGCACACACACGAGAAAAAACCAAAAGCCGAAAACTCAACCTTAAAAGCCTATGATGATTTTAACGGAGATGCTATCGCGCTGGCGGGCTGGTTGTCGAAACGTTGGAATGATGCTAAAAGACATTACAACGTTGGGGCAATAGGTAACGTTGCGATATTGGGTAATGCAAGAATGAACCTTATCGAGGTTGCTAAAAACTACACACAAGGCGAAATCGAATTAGCAATTAAAGGCGTATTTATTCAAAAACAGATTTATCCACAATTCACCCTATCGCCTGATAAAATGTTAGAACCCGACCATTTTAGCACGTTTTACAACGCGGGACTTACAGAAACCCAATTATACAGCAAAGAGCCTCAAAGGGGGCAGAAAAGCAGCAAAAACGGGGTAACGCGTAATATTGGCGACTTGTAAATTTAAATTAACGACAAAAATTTTATAAAAATGATTAAAAACACAATGGATGTAGATGTAGCCTTGCGACGACTGCAATACCTCGCTAATCGCAAAGGAACGCCTGATGATAAAACAGCATTTAACGCTGTACTAAAATTCATCAAAACATCACAAGAACAACAAACGGATAAATACCCATTGCTATCGAGATTATTTTGCTTTGTATTCCTAAATCGCTATCTATTTGCCAAAGATATTGACGAAAAAGCTACTGCCAGCAGCATATTGGCACACGTACACGAAATCGTTAATAAACCGCTCGAATGGTGGATAGACGATATAGCCGAAACGACAAAAATGTTGCGATACGAAACAGCATACAAAGACTATGAAAAAGCACTACGTGAGGCAAAAAGAGTAGCGGAAGCCAATAAAACACCTGCAGAAGACAGCGAAACTCTCGAAGATAAGTACAAAACTGAAGATGTTTTGAGAATTGCAAGAGAAAAAAGCGAAATCGCAAAGGAAAAAATGGCAGATTGTATTGCAGTTTTGCAAAAGGAATATAAAAAAGAGGAAATCGAATACTTTATCAAGTCAGAAATCACTAAATTATCGCTATTATGTCGTTAAAAATACAAGAAATAGAAGAAGGAGTTGAACTATCTCCCTTTGATGATTTGTGGTTTGCCCGCGAGTACGAAAGAGCATTCGTAGCCTTAGATAAACCGATAAAACCACCTGAGATTATCATTAGCATAGGAGAGCACCAAGAGTATAACAATTACGTACCCACACCAGTAATGACAGCAGGAAGTTTTAGTGTAATAGCTGCACCCAGCAAGAGTAAAAAAACACTATTCAAAACGCAACTATGCGCTACCTATATCGGAGGAAATGCCTCATATCGATTTCCTTTATTATGCTCTCATCGAAAAAATGATGATTACATCTTAGATTTTGACACGGAGCAATCAGAGTATTATGCTCAGCGGACTTTTAGAGGTGTGCCTAAAGTGGTAGGAACAAACTATCCTAACTATCTAACTTTTAAAATACTACAATTGTCAGTAGAAGAACGAGTAGCGTTTATTGATAAAGTTTTAGAACGTTTCAGAGGAAAGGTAAAATTAGTATTTATCGACGGGGTTGCCGACCTAATGAACGATGTAAATAACCTCGAATGGAGCAACCAAATAGTACAGAAACTCATCAAGTGGACAGATGAATATAAGATACATATTTGCACAATCATTCACGTTGCTTACGGTGTTACCAAAGCCACTGGACACTTAGGAAGTGCTGTAACAAAGAAAGCAGAAACAGTCTTTTTGCTAAAACTCGATGAAAACAATAAGGATATTGTAGAGGTTGTGCCGCAATACACTCGTGGTTATCCCTTTGAAGCATTTAAATTTATGGTTGATAGCAACGATTTTACAATATATCCTTACGATGAATTTACTGGTACAATGGTAAAACCAATAACAATGCCTCAATCAAGCCCTCCGAGAGAACCTACACAAGAGCGAAATACTAATACTATTCCTACAGCTTCACCCGCTGAAGCCTTTGCAAAAACACCCCCTAACGATGGAGTGCCTTTTTAATCGAAAAAAAACACTAAAAAAATGAACAAAAGCAATAATAAATTTATAACAGAACTTCGAGCAAGAGGACTGCAAGTTACGCCTCAAGAAGCAAGAACCCTAATGAATATCGCAATAGCCGAACACGATAAAGCAGTAGTAATGCCCGTACTCAAGCGTGAGAAGATAGCCCATTACGCTATCCTTGCTCTATCGTATGCCGATAGCCTCAACGAACTTATGTACGGAATTGACGATACAAAATTCAGCAGAGAATTTAAACTCGCCTTTCGCAGATTAAAACTATACAGCGGCGAGGCGGTGAAGCAATTCAAAAAAACAATGAAAGACGACAAAGTGCTAATTGATGCCTTTGAGTCGTACTCTAACGACTTATCGGAAATGATATACCAGCACTTAGACGTGATTAACGAAAAGTATACAAACCAATGAAAAAACAATCATCACAAGAACGAGAAGCAGTAGAATTATTCGAGTACGCTGCACGTAACCTTATCAAGGAATTTTGCCACAAGCAAGACCTACAATTTGAATTTGACAATTACGATGTAGGTATAGGCATTATATGTCTATCGGACTACTTTTTCAATATCGAGGATATATACTTCGATATGAAGCATAACAAGCCCAAAGACAAAATACTGCAATGGTACGACTACCGACTAATGCACAACTCTAACATCAATTACCGCTCCTACTGTATGGGTATGAGAGATGAATTAAAAAAGCAAAACAAATGAACACTTTACATTTAACCTTAAAGAAAAAGTGGTTTGATATGATACTCTCAGGGGAGAAAACAGAAGAGTACCGCGACATCAAGCCGTATTACAACCTTCGTCTTATTGGAAAAAAGTACGATACTGTTGTATTTCGCAATGGTTATGCTCGTGATGCTCCAAGCCTCACCATAGAATTAAAAGCAATACGCTTTGGAACGGGCAACCCCGAATGGGGTGCAGAAGCCAATAAGAAGTATTTCGTGCTATACTTAGGAAAGATTATTAACACTAAAAATATCGACAAATGAAAACAATCCAAGAACTCGTCCCACTCATTCATCAGTGGGCAAAAGAAAGAGAAATCTATGAGCAACTAACGCCTTTTGATGAACTCCTCAAAACACACGAGGAAGTTGGAGAGCTTATAAAAGCGTGTTATGACAACGACAAAACCGCTATTCAGGACGCTATAGGCGATGTAATGGTAACACTGATAAACTATTGTTACTTTATAGAATTGGATGCTATAGAGTATATTAAGCAAGCGGTTGATCTATCCGTAACAGGTTATTATACCATCTCATACGTAATGAACGCTCATAACGCTTTAGGTAGATTGATAAGCCTTTATGTGTGGAATGAAGGCAAAGAAATATCTAAACCAAGCGGACTTAGAATATTTAGTATCCTACACTATCTCAACGGTATTGCTCATTTGGAAGGCACCACCCTCGAGGAGTGCCTAAACATCGCCTACAACGAAATTAAAAACAGAAAAGGTAAAATTATTAATGGTAAATTTATCAAAGATGAATAATAAATTGAATTACCCCAATTGGCTTGTACCTTTGGATATAGCCCAAGAACTTAAAGAAATAGGTTTTGATGAGCCTTGTACATTTGCTATTGATTACACACAATTAATTGAGCCCTTCCTTGTTCAGTACTGCAATAAAGGTTATAACGTAGTGTTTTGTGGTGAAATTAAAAATTTAACATACAAAACACTTGACAAGAATTTACTTGACAAGATTGCAATTATCCCCACTTGGACAGATGTCTTAGCGTGGTTTAGAAAAAAGAATCTTGTAGGGCTTGTATCCTATCGTTATAGAGATAAGAACAATAAAGGTTTTTCATTCGAAATATTAGACGAGGATACGGATGTTTTTCTCTATAATACTTACGAACAAGCCCAAGAAGCACTTGTGTACAAACTAATTGAAATCTATAAAAGTGAACAAAATGAAAGTCTACATATCAGGAAAGATTAGCGGTACAAACCTCACCGAAACCCGCAAACGCTTTGCTGCAGCAGCCAAAGTAACAAAAAAATTAGGTTATGAACCAGTGAACCCTTTTGAAAATGGACTTACCGAGCACGACACTTGGGAAGCGCATATCGTTAAGGATATTGCCACCCTGCTACAATGCAAGGCTATCTATATGCTACAAGGCTGGCAAGACAGCAAGGGTGCACGTATCGAGCATTATATCGCTACCGAAATAGGAATACCTATAACGTATGAAATAGAAAAGTTATAAATATAACAAAATAATTTTCAAATAAAGACGGGCAAAACGCTCGTCTTTTTGCATTTTATAGGATGTGATAGTCAGGCGATTGCCGTTTTACCAACTCTTTTATTTAGTTAAAACAACTAAATAAAACGCTGATTTTCAAATTGTTAAGTTGAAAAATTATTAGGATTTTAAGGCTATATTTCGTATTTTTGCATTGTGAAAAATAGATAGTTATGAAGCACCAAGAGAGTACACTCCAAGCCGCCTGCGTACGTTGGTTCAGATACCAATATTCAAACCTCGTTATTTACGCTGTCCCTAATGGTGGCAGTCGAAACGTACGTGAAGCACAACGCCTCAAAGCAGAGGGGGTATTAGCGGGGGTGGCTGATTTAGTTGTGTTACTCCCACAAGGGAAGAGCCTGTATATTGAGATGAAAGTAAAAGGTAACCGACAAACAGATAACCAAAAAGACTTTCAGAAGAAAATAACCACATTAGGGCATACCTACGTTGTATGCTACACCTTTGAGGAGTTTCAACAAATTATTGAAAATCAAATACAGAAATAGCAAAATACAATAATTCAAGAAAATTATATACAAAAAGCACTGTTAAATTATATATCAAACAATGATACGTATAAAACCAAGTAAGAGAAACACAAACAAGCACACGGAAAAAGGTATGCAACTACTCAGCAACTCTATTGATGAGGTAGGGGTAATTGAAAGTATATCGGTAACCAAGCAGGGGACAATCATTTCAGGACACGCCCGTAAAGAAAAGTTTGACGAAAAGGGATTAGACCCAAGGAAATAACTCTTGCGGAGAATGAGTACCCTGTAATTGTTCGTAATGATATAGAAGACGATACTGATACCTACTACAAGGCACAAATATTAGCAAACACTACCGCGCATCAAAACTATAATATAGACCTTGAAGAGGTAGAAGCAGTAGCAGATGAGTACGGGTTTGAGTTAGAAGAATTAGGTATTGAGATTGAAGAAAATGAGATTGATGTATCCGAAATGGGGGGGGGGAGAAATTAAAAAAGGAGCTTTATTAGAAAAGTTCATAGTACCTCCTTTTTCAGTACTCGATACACGACAAGTGTATTGGCAAGACAGAAAACGTTGGTGGTTATCATTAGGAATAAAGAGTGAGAAAGGTCGTGATAATGTTATGGAAGCGTTACAATCTGTGAATAAAATACAAGAAAATGAAATGCCATTGTCTTCTATATTTGACCCTGTTCTTTGTGAATTAGCCTACCAATGGTTTAATATTCCTAAAGGTAAGATATTAGACCCTTTTGCAGGAGGCTCGGTGCGTGGAATTGTAGCGGCTAAGTTAGGATTTGAATATCTCGGTAATGATTTAAGAGAAGAACAAATACAAGCAAACAGAGAAAACGCAAAAGAGGTATTACAAGATAACGAAATATACCCAACTTGGACGGTAGGTGATAGCAAGAATATAGATAGGATTGCGCAAGGTTATAAGGCTGATTTAATTTTCTCTTGTCCTCCTTATGCTGATTTAGAAGTGTATTCGGACAATCCTAATGATATATCAAATATGGAATACAAAGACTTTCTAACAACGTATAAGGAGATTATCCGAAAAAGTTGTGAAATGCTAAATGAAGATCGATTTGCTGTATTTGTAGTTGGTGAAGTAAGAGATAAGAAAGGATTTTATAGAAACTTTGTGTCTGATACTATAATGGCATTTTGGAATTGCGGCGTTATATTATACAACGAAATGATATTAGTAAATGCTATTGGCAGTCTACCGATACGTGCAGGAAAATATTTTAATGCCAGCAGAAAAATAGGAAAGACTCATCAAAATGTATTAGTCTTTTACAAAGGAGATCCTAAAAAAATAAAAGATAATTATACTGAGTTAGATTTATCATATATACAACACGAAGAATAATAGTATGAATAACACCCCAAAGCATAGACAACAATGGATATTAGAGGAACTCAAAAAGTCTCCTCTTTTGTCGTATGGGGCAATATGGGGTAAATATGGGGCAACGTGGGGTAAGGGGCAAACTACATTCGATAAAGATTGGAAACAAGCTCAAAAAGAATTGAAAGATTGGCAAAAAACGATTAATGAGGAAGTAGCAAAGCAAGTGATAAGCGCGGAGGTAGAAGAGCGTAAAAAAGACTTATTTGCAAAAATGGACGCTCTGAAGATACTCGCCGATATAGCAAGGGGCAAAGGGATGAGAGTCGATGGGGAAAAATTCATTCCTTCATATAGAGAGCGTATTTCAGCGATTGCGCAACTATCTAAAATGGAGGGGTGGGATGCTCCGGTTAAGCAGGAAGTTAAGGGTGATTTTAGTGTTTCAGAAGTTAAGATAGTATGGGAGGGCGCGCCTGATGAGTAAGATAATAATCACACCAAGAGGCAATCGAAAGCAATATGAATGCGTTAAGATGTGGTATAATGTAACAACGGATGAAATTCTATATGGAGGCGCAAAAGGCGGTGGCAAATCATTCATAGGTTGTTCACTTATACTCGCCGATGCTATGATGTATGCAGGTACGCAGTATTTCATTGCCCGTAAGCAACTGAACGATTTGAGACGTTTTACAATACCAAGTATTCACGAAGTACTCAACAGCTGGGGCATACCGCAAGAAGCGTGGAAGTACAACGGGCAAGACAATTACTTTGAATTATATAACGGCTCACGAGTATTGCTATTAGATTGTAAGTACTTACCGAGCGACCCGCAATACCAGCGGTTAGGCTCAATGCAATTTACACGCGGTTGGATAGAAGAGGGTGGGGAGTTTGATTATGATAGTTATTCTAATCTGAAAATATCAATAGGGCGGTGGAAAAATAGAGAATACAATTTGAAAGGAAAATTACTCATCACTGCTAACCCCTCTAAGAATTTTCTGTATAAAGAGTTTTATACGCCCTATAAAGAGGGTACTCTCAACAAGAGAAGGGCATTCATTCAGGCCCTGCCGTACGATAATAAGATGTTACCAAGTGAATACATTCAGAACTTGGAGAATACATTGAGAGGTGCAGAGAAGCAACGACTACTCAATGGACTATGGGAATACGACGATGACCCGAATGCGTTGTGTGATTACGATAAGATATTAGCGATATTCAATAACGACCAATTACCCTATGAAAGCACAATGTACCTAACAGCCGATATTGCCCGCTTTGGTTCGGATTTGTGTGTTATAGGCGTATGGCGAGGCTGGGAGTTAATAGAGATATATACATTGGCGACTTCAGCGACTACCGAGATACAAGCACTCATCAATACGTTGCGAATGAAGTATAATATCCCCAAAGGTAATTGTATTGCTGATGAGGATGGTGTTGGTGGGGGCGTGGTAGACAATACGGGTATTGTAGGCTTTAAGAACAACAGCACACCCTTTGAAGAGAATGGGCAATCTACCAATTACAAGAATTTACAAACGCAATGCTTGTACAAGTTAGCCGAGCGTATCAATAGCAATTATATATACATTAGTGCTGATATATCCGAACGTACTAAGGAGATGATAACAGAAGAATTGGAGCAAATCAAAAGCGACAACAAGGACGGGCAAAAGCTATCTGTAATTAACAAAGATACAGTGAAGCAATCGATAGGACGAAGCCCTGACTATCGCGATATGTTACTAATGCGTGAGTACTTTGATTTGAAACCGAGAAAAACATTTAAACCGATATTCAGAAGATGAGATTATACGATTTCCTACAATTATCTGAAGAGCAGCAAAAGGAATTATTGCCCGCTCTGAAAGTCTTAAAACCTCTACCGAACTACACTTGTAGGTGTTGGTTTAAGAAACGCACACACGGGGTAAAAGATAGTATTACCGAATTAACATTTGGTGAGGTAAATAGCATTAAGCGTTTGGTAATGCGAGAAACAACTGAGGACTTATTAAGGGCCTTTGAGATTGTGTATAAATGCAAGGCACACAATATAATACGAATGGAGGTTACTCAATTCTACCGTTGTATGATATTCATTACTGCTGAAGTAGATAAGATAATAAAGATGGAGCAGCAGCATTGGAATACTGAGCCTACTGACCACGATGCAAAACTACAACAAGCAGGGGTTAAAGAATTGGAGCAGTTCGGAGATTTGCCGATGATTGACAGCCTCGCGGGCGGTGATATACTAAGATACAACGATATTGAGCAACTCAATTACTTGGAAGTGCATTATATCTTATGGTATAGAGCAATTCAAACAAATATACAAAATAGATTTCAGAAACTAATGATTAATAAATAAGGTTATGAAAGAGATATTACAACAGATAGCCACGAGTAACGGTTGGCACTTTGATTACGGGCGTTCAGATTTTCACAACTTGGAAACAGAAGCTGGTAAGGAATATTACTTTTTCCTTGACCCTCTCGAAGAGAGTGTAACGTTTGATGAGTATGCAGCACCCACGAAACACACTTATAACGGGCGTTTTATGCTACTCAAGCACTCTGATTTTGATAGAGTGTATAACGCGCAAAGCGATAACAATCAAACAGAGGGTAAGTACGAGCAATATATTAAACCCTGCAAGGAAGCTGTTATGAATATTGCGAATGCTCTTTGTGGAGATTACACAATTGAGGGCTGGCGAATGATAGAGGTTATTAACTTGTATGATAATAATTTCGATGGTGTATTGGTTACATTTCAGATAACAACTAATGATTAACAATGAAAGAGCCTATTGATATATTATACGATGAGTTGGATACTCTCAAACGGGACCTAATTGCGAAGTATAAAGAACTGAATATGCGAGCAAGCGGGCAATGGGAGAATGCTCTAAGAGTAGAAGTATCCCCTATCAATGGGGGCGGATTACGTGGTATCATTAGCGGTGCAGAATACACTTACTATATGCAGCACGGGCGCAAAGCAGGCAAAATGCCCCCAATACAAACTATTGAACAATGGATATTGGCAAGGGGTATACGCCCAATACAAGAGAAGATGAACACTAACGCTCTGGCTTGGGCTATTGCTAAAAAAATAGCACGTGACGGAACTAAGAGAATGCAAGCTGGCGGCACACCTGCCTTTATTGATGCGATAATAACACCTGAGAGGGTGCAACAAATAATTGAGAAAGTAGGATATAATTACGTGGCTACTTTCACAAGTGAGATTATTAACTTTATAAACGAAATGAGAAAATGAAATTATCAGGTTTTAAATTTTGGGGGGCTTATAGTGGTGTTCCTTTATCAATACAATTAGATGATAGTGAGGATGAGACTTTAAAAAACGCTTGGCGACCTGAGATTGTTATCACGGCAAATTTTAGGATATACGAAAATGACACTTTAAATGACAAAAGAGTTGTTATTACAAGAAACTATGTGCCCAACGCAGTAAAAGCAATAAGCGTAGACTTAACTGCTGTATTTAAAAGTTTATCTTTCTTTTATGGTGATATCAATGAAGGAGTGTATATAGGAGATTTTACACACAATAATGTAGAAATATCAGCACAAGCGCAATATTATACTCCTAATAGAGAGGTTACTGTTTTAGGCGAACCAGTAAAGAAAACGTTTAAAATATACCCTGCTAACTTTTCGTTATATGAAATATTTAAAGAGTCTCATAATATGCGTATTTGTAAGAGATTCTATGATAATACATTTAAAGTTAGAAGACCATACACTACCTATTTCAAAGGGTTTGAGCAAAAAGATTATATCGTAAAGATAGATAGTTATTCTGATTTTGCACCTGCTAATATCGAAAGAAGTGAAAATGCTGCTTATGTTGATAGGGTAGTAGATGAGTGTGGTATATTTGTAACGTGGCTGAATGAAGCTGGCACGTGGAGTTATTGGCTTTTCTCTGAAAAATACACAGAAGAGATAAAAACAAAGTCTTTAGGAGCGATACAAAAAAGTAGAATTAATGAATTTAGCCACTCAAGACTGTATCCATTAGGATATACAGCTAATAAGCGGTGGACGTTACGCAGTGATGTACCCGTAATGGAGGGAGAACTCGAGGAACTTCAAAGTCTATACAGTAGTAGTGTTGTGTTTGTTTATTTAGAGAGTAAAACCAATAGTGGACTTCATCCAATGAGAGTGTCGGTAGTTGAGGGGTCGTACAAGTTTGATATTAACAAACAAGATGTATACCCGTTCAGCGTTACAATTGAGTTTGATGCTTTGAAATTAAGAACTGAAATATGATAGAGTTAGTAATTAATGGCGTGGTTGCCGATGTTGAGCAAAAGCAATTCACTTACAATATGCAGGTGAATGATATGTTTGATTTTGATACGCGTGAGGTATCATATTCAGATAGTGTATATTTACCTGCAACAGCTACTAATAGGAATATATTTGGCTTTGCTGATGTAATAAGCGTGATGAGTGATAGTGCTTATAAGGGATATTCAGTAGACTACTATGTAAATGGTATTCCGATATTACAAGGAGGGGTTGGGTATCTAATGGGCAAACGTGGTGATTATTTTATCTTTGAGTTTAAGGATAGAGCAACGTTGTTATACCAACATTTGCAAGGTAGAGATATTAAGGGGCTTAATGGGTTGCTTGACCGTTACAGTCGTAGGGATAAATACACTATTGCCGATAGTAGTGAGAGTGAAAATTTGGACTACTCAAATGCTTTTCTATTGGCTGATTATGGAGATGACAGTGTTTATATTTCGTCAGGTGAGTTTCATTGGCAAATAAAACGCGCTCCTTTGGCGATTAGCTTATGTAAGGTGTTTAATTTAGTCGCTCAGGATGGAGGCTTCACGTTTAAAGGAAATTTATTGAGTGATGCTTTTTGGAAAAACGCTTACATTTCATCATCTAATATTACCTATAAAGATGAAGAAGCGGATATTTTGACGGCTAAAACAAACAGAAAGATTAGGGTGAATCACGAAGATAGTGGTTCGAATAGGTTCTATGATTTTTTAAAAATTAATGATAATGAGTGGTTGTTAGACAAGTACCCTGAGGTGAGTGGAACGTGGCCTTTTGTTGTGAAAGAAAGCGGTAATTATAGGGTGTATATCACGTTGGGAAAGGCGTATCGCAATTCTAACTCAGGTGAAACTTCAATGAGATATGGGGTAGTATGCTCTAATACCAAAGTAGGAGAGCGATTGAAAAACTTATCTATATACTCTAACACTTGGGAAAATATAGAATCGTCCTTTGATTTTTATGCTGATGAAGGGGATATGATAAGTATGATAATGGATGTAAAGGACTATTACTATGTAGGTGCGATAGTTGAAAATGTTACTTTTAAAATTCAAAAGTTAAAAAGTAATAATGATATAAAAACGTTAGTTAGCGATTTACCTCTCATTGATTTATTCAGAAACATTTTTAAGATATTTGGTATTACACCAATTTATGAAAGGGGAGTATACACATTCTATACACTTGATGAAAGAATGTATGGTGCTCCAATGTTGAATTGGACGGACAAATTTGTAAAAGTAAAGGAGATTAAATTTCACTCAGAGTATGCGAAAAAAAATAATTTCTTATACAAGAAATATGCTGATGATAGCGGGCATTTGCAAAACGATTGGGATGGTATAATGTACTTTGCTGATGATACATTAGTAGATAGGAAAGATTATTCTATTGGATTTTATGCGCCATTCAACACTCGCAATAATTTTGGAAAGTCTTCTCTGTATGAATTGGAGCGAATGGAATTTTTTAGCAAAGAGGAAAAAGTTGAAAATGGCATTACAAAAGTTGATTATAAAGAAAAGACTGGTCGCTGGCATATATTTTCAAGAAAGAAACGCAATACATCTGTTGTTATAATTGATATTGATGATAGTAAATTGCGTGCCAGTAGTGTTTGGGTGGCATCGGCAGAGGATTTTAAATGGAATGTTTTGTTGAAAAATTATCACAAGTCCTTACATAGGTTATTAGAACACCCACGCATATTGATAGCTGAATTTGCTTTAAACGAAATAGATGTATACGAATTTTCTTTTTTCTCACGCATATACGTTGAGCAACTCGGAGGCTACTTTTTGCCAAACAAAATAAAGTACAAGGCGGGCGCGGTGGCTGAAGTGGAAATGATTAAAATAAACTAACAAAATGGAAAGAATTAACATTGCACAAGTAGATATAGATGTTGAGGCTCTCATAAATAAGAGTGCCGAAGTAAGACAACGTATAATGGAGGTTAGCGACCAAATGAAAGCCCTCAAAGATGCGTTGAACAAAGGGGGTATTTCGGTTCAGGAATATACCCGACAAATGGCGTTGTTGCAAAATGCACAACGCGAAAATCAAAGAGAGCAAAGGGCGTATGATAATCTCATATCGTCGCATATTGCGGTACAACATCAAACGATGCAGGCTAATAATACGCTTACGGGGTCTATACGCGAGTTGGGTACGGCTTTGGCGCAAAATAGGCGTATTTACGAGGACTTCACACAAGCACAACGTGAGAGCGCTGAAGGGAAACAATTACTTGAAACTATTCACGCACAAGATGAGGCGTATAGAGAGTTGCAACGTTCTATCGGTGTTACTCAAGTAGATGTAGGTAATTATCGGCAAGCGATATTAGATGCGTTGGATAGTCAAAATTCTTTGGGTACATCATTAAATACTATAATTGGACAGTTGCAGGGTTTGAAAGGTCATTTTTCAGGTACTGTTAATATAATTACTAATTATGTTAATTATGGTAGAGCCACTGCTAATACTCAAAATGCTATTGCGAATGCTACAAGAAACACATCTATAGCATTTAAAGTTCTTAGAGGTGCTTTTTTAGCATTAGGGTTACCAGCTTTGTTAATGCTTTTGGGCTCATTAATATCATACTTCACAAGCACTCAGGAGGGTATTAACAAGGTGAATAGAGTACTAACGCCTCTTAAAGTGGTGTTTCAAACGTTATGGGGGGTAGTGCAGAACGTTGGTAAAATAATGGTTGAAGCATTCAAAGCGGCGTGGGAGCCGATAAAAAAAGTTGGTGAGTTTATAGGTACATTCATCATCACACCAATAAAACAAGTAATAGGAGTCGTTAAGGGGCTTGGTAAGGTACTAACTGGAGATTTTAAAGGGGCGTGGGAAGACGTCAAGAAGCCTGCACAGGACTTAGTGAATAAGGGTAAGGAAATGGGCAAGGCGGCAGTTGAGGCTCGCACTAAGTATGCTGAATTAGGTAAGGAAATGAAAGGCGTTGTTGGAAGTATTGGCAATACAATGGACGAGGCTATCAAGCGAGGTAAGCGTATTGAGGAGATAAACCAAAAACTATCATCATCTGAAGCCGATTTTATCCAACAAACCGCCGAATTGAAGCAGTTGTTTAAGGAACAAAATATGATTGCTGAGGACACAACCAAAACATTTGCCGAACGTGAGGAAGCGGCAAAGAAGAGCATTGAGATACAGAAGCAAATAAACAAATTAGCAGAAGATAGGAACGGGCTTGAGCAGGAACTTTTAAACCTCAAATTTGCAAGCAACGACACGAGCGATGCTGATAGGGCTGAATTGGCACGTAAGAAAGCAGAATTAGCAGAACAAGCAGCGGCGCGTATTGAAGCGATAACCACGCAAAATAACAAAGTGAATACGATACGCAAAGCAGCCAATGACCAAGCAAACGCACAAGCGAAAGAGGCAGCAGATAAAGCGCGGGCGCACTTAGAGGAGCAATTGAAGTGGCAAAGAGAGGCGGTAGAAGAGTACGTTAAGACAAATTCGGCAGTGGCTCAATCGTTGCAGGAACGACTCGCAATTGAGGAAAAGGGTATGCAGGATAGGTTAGCGTTATTGGATAAGGAAAAGGCTAATGGACTTATTAAAAAGAATGAGTATGAGAAGCAAAAGAGAGAGATTGAGGAAGCGTATTTAAAAACACGTGCGGAACTCTCTATCGAGGCGGTAAAGAAGGAAGCAGAGCAATACGAGGCGCAAAATAAAACTAAGATTGAAAGCGAAACACGCTTGACGGCTGAACTTATAGTGCAAGAGCAGGCAAGACAAGATGCTATCTATCAAAAGAAAGTAGAAGCATTAGAGAAAGAAAAGCAACTGAAGCAGGAAATGCACGCTTGGGATTATAACGCTGAGGACGCTTATCAGCAACAATTGCAAGAACTAAGAGAAGGGTATAATGAGAAAAGCAGGGAGTTGAACAAACAGCAATCGGATATTGAGAAAGAGGAAAAGAAATCACAGCAGGAGTTGGATTTTCAAGACAAACTACTCACCTTGCAAGAGCAGGGGGCTACGCAATGGGAGATTGAAGAGGAGCAAATGCGACAAAATCACGAACAAGAACGTGAAGCACTCAATGAATTGCTGGCAGGTAATCAGGTTTCACAAGAGGAGTATAACAAACGATTATCAATATTAAACCGAAAACAGTCACAAGATGAGATAAACTTAAAGCGCAAAACTGAGGAGTCTAAATTATCTTTGGCTCAATCAGTGTTCGGAGGTTTGAAAAGTTTAGCAGGCGAACAATCTGCATTAGGAAAGGCAGCGGCAATTGCAGAGGCTACTATAAATACTTATTTGGGTGTGTCGAAGGCTATATCACAAGGATTGCCTATGGGTGCAGTTATGGCAGCGGTTACATTGGCTACTGGTATGATGAACGTTAAGAAGATAGTGGAAACCGATGTCAAATACGAAAAAGGCGGTTTGCTCAAAGGCAATAGCCACTCTGAGGGCGGTATTCCTTTCACGGTTGCAGGTCGCGGAGGCTTTGAGGCTGAGGGTGGCGAATATATAGTGAACAAGCGTGCAACGGCTATGTATTTCCCAGTATTGGAGGCTATCAATAGAAGTGCAGGTTATGGTAATTATAACCCCGTGTATATGGCAGCAGGGGGAGTGATTAAACAAATCCCCGATGCTCAAATTGACTACAAGGAAATGATGAACGCTATCAAGGAGGGTGCTATGCAAGGCACTCAAGCAGGTGCGTATGAAGGCTCAATGCAAGGTGCATTACAAGGTACACAACAAGGAGCATTCGAGGGCGCGCGTGCTGGTAGTCTTGAAGGCTCAATGCAAGGTGCTTTCGAGGGTGCAACAATAGGCACTACTTCAGGGCTAACGGATAGCATTTTGCGAATTAGTGATAATGAACGAGCACGACAATCGGCAAGTATATGATAAAATTAAAAGCAATATTAAAAGGTTGGGAAAATTACATATTTACTGACCCTGAAATTGAGGCAAAGGCAAAAGAGCGGGCAAAGATATGCGCGGGCTGTCCTATGGCTGAAATGGGTACATACCAAAGACTAATGAGAGATTATACACTGAAAGAAGTTAAGGGTATGAAGTGTAAGATGTGCGGTTGCCCGCTATCTACTCTTTTACGACAAGATGAAAAGGGTTGCGAACTTAATAAATGGGAATAGCAATGAATGTATACGAGAAGTTAAAACCAATGGAAAACGATCTGCGCTTGATTTACAAGCACGGAGGTAGAGTAGCGTGTGAGATATTTCGAGATTTGGAAATTTATGAGGAATATCAAAAAAGCAACGCCCCAAAGATGGAGCGTTATACTTTCATCTCTGAACAATTTAAGATTAGTGAGAGCCTCGTTCGTGCCATCATAAAACAGATGAATAAAAAAATTTGTAGTTAA